CATCTAGGGTCCTCGATTGTAAAACTCCTGAAAAATACGGGAACTGCAATTATTAAAAAGCCGCTGCAATCTGCGGCTATTGTGGCTACAACATATGTCGCCATGGCCGGGCGATCGAAGAAGCGCACATCCAAACGGACGTCAAGGAAGGCTCTTCGTTAAATTGTCTTGAAAAATTGCCAGCGCAATTCCTCACAAATTCCCTTCCATATCTCATCCTGTTTGTACAACTTTTCCTTTGACTTGAGGAGTGGAAAGCATGGCAGGAAATCATCTTCTCCGAGCAACTCACAAAACTTGTACAATACGTAAGAATAAGATAAAAAGTTTTTTCGGTCTTTTGGCCGATGTTTCTCAAAGGGTTTCTGGATCTGGTGAAACATGAGTCGGAGCTTTGCCTCTAGTGTCTGACTCATAGTTGGGGGCTGTATCCCGTTGAGAATCGTCGTTATATAGGGAACGTGCTCATAGAACCGCGAGCGCCCCAGTTTCTTGAGGAGCGCTTTGACCTTTTCGTGAGTAATCTCCGTAAGATCCTTCACCTTTTGCTTCTTAAACTCTAATCGGAGTTCATCAATCACCTCGGGCATCACACTCGTGGACTCTTTGGCCTGGAATTGGCTGACCCACTCGTTAAAGTGGTTCTCCCGTTTGTAAGAATAAATTATATTCTTTTCCATTTCTTGTTCCTCCTTGAATCCAACCTCCTCACCGAGCACAAACTCCATCATTCCACAATTCTTACAGATATCCTCACTTGCGACATCGTCAAAAAATGTATTAAACTTCATCCCGCACCCTTTGCATGCTTGGTTGGGGATGTCGCATCGAACCTTGACCGTGTCGTGTTGTCCTTCGACCTGGACCAGATATGCATTAAAAATATCTTCTCTTTGAACCCCCTTTCTGGACCGGATCTGAACTCCTGCAACCTTCTTTGTACTGGACTCGGCTGGCGCCTCACCGTGATGGTACTCTCGTATAAAGGGGGCGGACATTGCCATATATTCATACATATCTGCTTCTATTCTAGTCTTTTCCGAACCCTGGGCCGTTTCTATCATTCCCTGAAATTCACGCACCTTTTCGTTAAAACGAGCTTCCATTACGGGGTCTGAATTTCAAATGTTTAAGACTCGTCAACCCGTGGGGCCAAGTAGAACTTTACGTCACCCAAGTTTGCAATTCCATATCTGAAAACAATTGGCATATTTTCATCTGAAGAATCTTGCATGAGCTGGACGCTCGAACACAGACCGGTCGCCTTGGTGAACATATTGATGTACCTGAGGTTGTATGTCGCCCCGATTCTCTTGGGGAACGCGTCTGGAAACTCGAGGACCGTCTTTTGGTTCGCAAAGTCACCTTCGCACGAGAGTTCGAGGTAGTTCCCCTCGCGGTACACATCCATATCAGATGCGAGATTACCCATGTCGCGTGCTATTCTCTGAAAGTCGATCGAGGGCATAGTCGTGATGACATCCATCGAAATCTCTGGGACATCTAGGATGTCCTCGTTAATATCCATGAGCTTGAGACTAAAGGTTGTCTTGGACTTTTTGGCCGTGTTCTCAATGATACACTCGAGGAGCTCGGATCCGTTGATATTCATAGTCAGGGTATCTGTCGGTCCGACCGACTTGAGGAGCTTGAATGTATTGGCCATATTCAGCCCAGCTGTAATCTCAGTCGGACACGAATACTCCTCGAAATTTTCAGCCACCAGATTCATATGGACCAAGGTGACCCGAGCCGTGTCCAACGTGAGAATCTTGAGACCCTCTGGTCCAAAATATACATTGACGTCGTTGATGATATCCTTAAGAACCTCGAAAATTCCTTTAATAGCATTGGCCTGTATAGTGCGTAGATGCATCTTTCCAGGTGAGTCAATGTTCCTTTTAACTGCCAACCACTGAAGAATAAGCATCTTTCACATCCTTGCTCATCTTCGCTTTGAGTTCTGGAGTGAGCATAGGCTGCATACTCATTCCGTATGATTCAAGATCAAACATGTCGGGGCCGCCTTCTCCTCCATCGAGCGAGGCGGTGAGTATGCCACCACCGGACCAGTTCTCAATCTCTACTGGAATCATGGACTCGAGCCAGTTGCGAACCTCACCACCCACCAGAATATTCCCTTCTGACGTCACGAGAGTCGGGACCCTCTTGACCTGAGTGTTCGCCGGGCGTCCATGGGTCGAAACGTTATGGTATCTGATCATAGGCCCCAAGGTTGGGTTCGATTTGATAAAGTTCAAAAGTTCAAAAGAATACTGGCACTTGTCACTAAAAACCAACAGTGCCATTAATCTTTTGTATTTTTTTTAAAATACATTAATAACACATGAAGGCCGATGTCGCCATTCTTGGTCTCGTCGCCCTGACGACCGCGTACTTCTTCTGGAGTTCCTCTTCTGTAACGGCCGGCTACGCAGACCCAGCCGCGCCCAGCAATGCACCGGCCGTGTCTCGGAGTATAATTCAGGCAATTATTGAGAAGATACAGTCCGGGGCTCCCTGGCTCCAGCCCATAAACACGGTGTATATAAACCCTATGGCAGATCCTCAGGGTGGAACGAGTTACAACGCTCGCTTCATGTTCTTGGATACTCGTGGGTTCTTTGGCGAGCAGTACGACGTCACGGCTACCGTTGCCCCTGACGGGGTCGTAAATCTTCTGAAGAACACTCACACAAGCTCTCCTTCGCCTGGCGGCGTCTTTGAACGCTATGCCCCCGACAAGTATCAGAAGTACTCTGATATTCGCGATTCTATGAGCTTCCAGTTGCGTCAGGCCTTGCAGCAGACCCGTGAGCTTCCAGGAACTACCAATATAGTCGCGTAGGCTGGCCTAAGAGAAAGTAAGAGCCAAGAGTAATGATATCGGCCGGAGATATTGCCGAGCGGGAGAGAGCCCGGAGATCGATACGCAAGGAAACTTATAAAAATATACTTGAACAATTTTCAAGAAAAGTTCAAGCGGCTGCAGAACGCCGCGAAAAGCACGCGACTTTGCAGGTTCCTCCTATGGTCCTGGGGTTCCCTATGTATCCGTACGAAGAGGCTCTCTGGTACTTGCGGAGGCAACTCGTGCTCGCGGGATATAAGGTTCAGCAGGGGCTTGAACAAGGGACGTATATCGTCACGTGGGACCGGGCAGCCAGGGCTCCTGCGAGGTCGCAGCGTTTGGATGTCTCTCCAGTCCCAGAACCAGGCGATGACCTCTTTTCTGGACTTGCGAATATGCAAAAGGTTGCTGCGCAGTTGAGGAAGAAGTAGTAGACGGGTCCGAAGGACCCAGATCGGGGGCCTGCGGCCCTTGGGGAAAGTAGTAGACGGGTCCGAAGGACCCAGATCGGGACCTCGGGAAACAAGGGCCTGCGGCCCTTGGGGAAAAGTAAAAAAGAATATATTATTAATGGAAGTTCTCAATGATGCAGAGAGACGCTACTCGAGGAAGCTCGTGGATGCCATGCTCCCAGAAATCATTGAGGTTCTCGTGACTATTTGGGAGGATACAAAGAAGGAGACGAAGGATCGCAAGTTTGTTGAGAATTACAGGACGAACCTGCGAAAGATCAAGGGTGAGTGGTCCAACGTCAAGGTCAAGGAGCACGTGTCCAACATTCTCAAGGCGTGCCCTTTGTTCCCCCGTCTCATCGCGGCCGTCTTTGTCATACACGTCAAGATCCTGAGTGCGATCCGTATTGACAAAAATTCAAAGAAAATAAATTTAAAGTTGCCGAGCAACGACGTCTTTGTCCACACGTCATTCATCGAGTGCGCTCGGGACCTCTATGAGGAACCGTATGTCATCACTGATGAAAAATCTACGAGCGAGCGCCGCGAGGAACTGACGAGGCGTTTTACCAAGTGCATCCGTGAGACGATCGAGAACCTCGTCCCACTCGAGGCAATCATGGATAACTATTTTCCTAAAAATATTGATGATTTCAACATGGGCGAGGAGGAGGAACCCGAGGAGGAGGTTGGCGAGGACCTCATCAGCGACGCGACCCAGGAACCCGATATGGAGGCGGCCCTTGATGCCTCCGAGGGACCGGCACCTGCTGGAACTCCCCTCGATGAGACGGAGCTGCCCAGCCCCGATGAGACTCCGGGAGGGTCCAAGACTATAAACGTCACGCCCATCAACCAGACGCCACACAAGGAGGAGCTCTTTCCGAGCGCGCCCGAGACTATGAAAAATCCTGCTCAACAATAAGAATGGATCACTACCTTCGTCAGCCAGTGAGCGCGGCAGCCATGGCCGCGGCCGTCACGGTCATTTACCTCATGGGAAAGAACAAGCTGAACGGAAAGGCCAATGCGCCAAACTCGGAGTATGCCAAGCCAGCCGTGCTCGTGGCGATCCTCGTCTACTTCATAGTCGCACAAGGGTCTGGACACAGAGAGTCTGTGAG